ATGACGGAGGGGGGAGCAATTTCAGCGACCCCTCCCCCCTTTGAAGCTTTTTACAAGCCCCGTTATCACAGCATCTATCAGTATCGATGGCAGAATAAGGAAATTAGCAAAGTTTTTGGATTATTTCTTTGGAACCATAATGTAGATTCCAATTGGATCTTCAGCAATGATTTGTTTCATAGCTATGTTGTCATAGTATTGCTGACTTGATTCACTTAGATCAGTTGAATTAACAGCAACTCTTGCTAGGTATTCACAAGTGTGATGCCCCTTAGCTAGATCGTACGCCAACCATTCATCCCATTGCTCGAAGGGATTGTATGGATTGTCTACTGTAGACAACATGTATTCTTTATCGTCCATATTAGCCCTCCTTTAATCATTTCATGTACTTTGACACTGTGGAAACAGAGATGTTCAAAGCCTGAGCAATGTCTGTAAGGGTAAAAGCAGGATTACTAGCCATGGCCTGTATTCTTGCCTTCATTCCAGGTGTGATCTTTGTAGCTGTCTTAGGAGTTGCCATTTTCTTCAAATGAGTAGAATCAGCATTGTCAAACAGCTTGTTTAATGTTGTTTTAGGAATAGCACCTGATTGCACAGCTTCCCATTCTCTATCTGTAAAGATAATGGGAGTTTTCTTAGCTCCAACCCTTGCTCTAGCTCCTGCAAGCGCTTGACCACGAATCTTTTTCAAATCTTCATTATCAAGATCCTTATTTGTGTCTTTTACACGTTGGTCGTACTCTTGATTTGCTATTCTCTGTGCTAGTCTTTCCAAAGGTTTGTTCTGAACTGCATGATTAAGCTTATCTTTTAACGAATCAACCTCTTTTGCATACTTCTTTTGCATTGCTTTACTTGTTTCAATGTCTTTAATACGCAAAGTAGACTTTCTTGTATCATTAGCTAATGCTTTAAGCTGATTTGCATATGTTGCATAAGCCATTTCCATTGGTGTGCGCTCTTTTGAAACCAAATCCATAGCATTCTTGTGTGTTGCCATCTTTGTTGATTCCATTAGAACCAAATGTTCTTTACCATCTTTGCCTTTGTACGTTTTACCAGTTTGTTTGTAGATCATTTCACCTGTCTTAGGATCAATGTGTCTAGTAGAGTACTGTGAAGGAATACGATCTGTTGATTTGGCTCTTGAAATGATTGTAGAAGCGCCACCTTCTTGATAAAGCTTCTTCAATTCAGCTATGTTATTGTCTTTAAAGCTCTTCTTATAGTCAAGATGATGCTTTTCAGAGTCAATAACAACCATAGAATGACGAACAGCTCTTTCTATTTCGTCATTTGAAGCACCTTTTATAGTCATATCAGTGATCAAATTGGATACTTTACCCATTTCTCGCTGTTTTGTAGAACCTTTTATTTTAGGTGCTGTATTTGGAAGTGCATAAATGTTAGGATCGAAGTCTTTTAAGCCTTCCAATGGTGCTTGTGTTTGTATGTTAACAGTTCTACGCCCATTTCTTGTAACAGGGATAACAAGAGCGGTATCTCCATCAAAATCGGCCCCCGATAGCTGTTGGGCTGTTTTAATATTGATGCCTACTGCATCCTTAGGGTTCCCCAGCATACGTTTTGAAGGTGGGTGGTTATTGTTAACTATAAGCTCGGGTATCTCAAACTTTCCTCCATGAGGATACCTAACCAGCACAACTCGTTCTCCATTTCGAAGATGGGGTGCATAGATTTGGTTCTCAGGGAGGCTAGGAACAGGAAGGAGTACCTTAGCTGCCTGTCCTGGAAGGTGGGCTGCTTTTAAATGGACAGCTGAGGCATCACAATCTTCAGCGAAGTCCAGTAGCATCCTCTTCCTAAGGGTAGGGTTACTAATCTTCATTATCTCGTCCCTTTCGGCAAGCTTGTCTGCATAGGAGATAGACAATTGCTTCTTTGCCAGGTCTACTGGCTGCTTAGAAAGAAACTGTGAAGCCAATGTCTTACTCCAGTTAGACCAATCACCTTCCTCATTAACAATGTTAATAGCCGAGCCTTTCTTTTGTGTGTACACAAGCTGATCTGAGGTCTTAATTGTAGCCCCAAATGGGTTAGCCTCATCTTTCTTCATGACTTTAAGAACCTGTTTAGCATCTGGGTTATCCTTTACAAGCAAAGGTGTGCCTTGATGCTTGTTTGTGTTGAAGATTATGTCAACACCTTTAGGAAAGTCCTTATCTTCACCATAGATAGCCATACCTTTTAAGTAATGACTGCCGTCTACAGCTATACGAACCTGAGCATAGCTCGCCTTACCTAATGACAAGTCTGGTACACCACGCCTAAGCTCTATTACACCATCCTTGGCAGTTCCACCTTCCTCATCATAACGACAAACTATACGTTTGCTATCAACCGAGGTAAATGGTTCCAATCCAAGGGCTGTAATCTTACCATCGTCATCTACTACTTTACTCTTGCCTATGGGCTCAATCTTATCAAAGTTCTCATATACCTCACTAATAGTTGTACCTGGAGGACACAGAGCCTTTGTTGTGGTCTTTTGACCTTTAATACCCATCTGCTCTTTGTAGATGTTATGTCTCTCATAGCCTTCTTCCTCTAACATCTGGATTGCAGCTTTGAGTTTTGTTTCTGTAACTCCTAGGGTCACCTCCGTACCTGCACCAACGTCAAGATACTTTTTCTTCTTGAGTTCTTCTTTTAAAAGATGAGCGACATTTGTAGTCATATTAGATCTCTCTTCAATAGATTTGTCCAATAGACTACGAAATGACGACTCATTCTTCAGCCCCAGAATTTTAGCGCCTTCCGTAGCGCCAACTCCTTTTGCTGCCAGCTCCTGGGCTTGATTTGCAAGTATAGCACGATTGTGCTCTTTAGCTATGGTAATCTTGTTACGGATTACTTCTAGCTTAAGTCCAGTTGCCTCTGCTATCTCAGCAGGAGACTTACCGGCTTCTCGCATGGCAACAACTTTGGCGGTTGCTTCCCGCTCATGGAGTTGTTTTATGTTGTTAAGACCTAGGCCCTTAACAATCTCATCATCAGATAGTCCTTGTTTACGAAGGTTTCGAACCATCTGTGTGAACCCATCATCCAATCTCTGAAATGAGTTCTTACCACTACCCCATTCATAACGACCAGAATGAGGTATCAATCCTTCATGTGGCGTTCCTTTGTGCATGAGATAGTTGTCCATCAAATATCAGCTCCTTCTTCCATCAATACTTTGTTGAATGTAACTATTTTATCGATTATAGGAACAATATCCTCTGCAGATGGATGTCCTTCCATGTAATCGTCATTCTGATAAAGGCGAAGATAAATATCAAGATCGCCAGGTTTGTAGTTGTATTCCAAACAAAACAGAGCAGCATAAATCTCTAATTGATGGAATGATGGCTTAGTAACGCCTGTCTTTAAATCATGGATACGCAGCACTTTTGTCTTTTCGCTAAAATATATAGCATCTGCGGTTCCAAAGAAATAGGGAGAGTAATATAAAACTTGCTCTGGCTGCATTCTATACCCAATCGCATCATTAACATACAAAGCAAGAGTTTGTTTTCCTCTCAACTTTGTATGGTATTTGATGCAATTGGCTGCGTGTTCGTGCAACTCACTCCCTAACTGTTTAGCTTTGTTGTTCTTGAATACCTGAAGCATCTTATCTACACTGTAGTTAATCCAGTGATACTGGCTAGCTCCAAATGTAGCATGCAATCCTTCAAGATTCGAATGATCGTTCCATTGCATTTAGTACCTCCTCTTCATTCTCAGGAAATATAAATGATGAGAAACTCATCTTATTGAGCTTGTCAACATAGTATTCCTGATTAGGCCTACGTGGTGCTTTCTCGGATCTCTTAACTTCTAAGGACGCCCATTTATCCTCATGTAATATAAGTAAATCAGGTATTCCTTGTCTTTGAGTCGGATCAGTCTTCATGACTATGGAGCCAGGAAAACGATCTTTAATTCGTTTCACCAGTTTAGACTGGTATGCTGCTTCTTTAGTCATAAATATAAATCCTCCTTTCAGCGCCAAAGAGGAGAGCAACAAGCGGTAAAATCCGCGAGTTACTCTATCTCCTCTCATTAGAGCACTTGTTTTTCACGCGACGCCAAAATATCAAGAATTCTTCAAGAAGCGACTCTCATTGAAGTTCCTCTTGTTGGCTAGTGCTCGCCCAATGGCTAAATCAATGGGAGAGTTAGACTTTAAAATATAATAGAACAAGTCTTCATAAGGCGTATTCATTCGATCTATTCGCCCCATTGCTTGTTCTGTCATCTTGTAACTATAGTTCTGACTGTAGAATATCATACTGTCTGTTTCAATGCAATTCCATCCTTCCGCACCAGCCGAATACTGTACCAAATATGCCCAATTCTTACCTTTACATATTGGCTCATGCTTCTCTCCATTCCACTCAGAATATGGAATACACATCTTTTCACATGTATCCCTAAGAATCTCGAGCTCATATGTGAAGTTGTAAAATATAATTACTTTTGGTATGCTTTCTAGAAGCTCTATTAGTTTGAGAATGCGACTCGGGTCTTCGTTGGTTACTCGCCTTAGCAAATATCCAAGTTTACCTTGTTCGGGAATGGGCTCATCATCAAATACATTCCACCTATCGACCCAGACGCGACGATAGAGCGCTTTGTTATAATCAACTTTGCAAACTATCTTGCGCCTGGTGGTATGTCTATCAAATTTCATATCGATCAAAATATCATTACGATACTTGATCAATGGTCCTTGATTAACATACCTGTCAATTTGTGGAAAAGTAGTATGGGGGCAATAGACTATGTGGTTTCTAACGAACTCAGTCTTATTCTTAAAATATCCATTAGCTATGAATACTGGAATATAGTCAGACCAAGTGTCGCCAGGTGTAGCACTAAGTAATATCCATTGATTCTTTCTGGCTATGTTTAAAAAGGCTTTAGTCCATGTGCCATAACCAACAACTCTCTGCTCGTCAAATATAAAGAATGCACTGTGTATGTCTTTATACTTTTTGATGTTGTTCCATGAATCAATGTATACTTCTACTTGTTGTGTCTCTTTGTTTTCTCTTGTCAGGCCAAATGGTAAAAGCTCTTCATCCCACTCCATAGAATCACGCTTCTTAGCAGTTGTGATAATATAAAGATGTCTGGGTTCTTCCATATAGCCCCATTTACCTTTACCATTAACATTAAGAGTGCCCTCACATACTTTTAAATAGTAATATGCAAGGGCAGCTCTAGATTTACCAGATCCAACAGATCCACATAATATACATCCATTCTTCATGTTCTCAATTGCTTCTAGCTGGTGAGGATATAAATTAATCATCGTGATTATGGCAATGTTCACAATTGCCGTCACAAACATGATGATCACAATCTGCATACTTCTCCTCAAGATAGTCCTGTACAATGGTAACGTACATGCTCTTCAAATATGCAGATATGCCAGTCTTGCCATTGACATCATACTCGTAAGGACGGATGACCAAATCTACATTCTCGATCTCAGCCCAATCCAGCATGTCAACAGTGTCTTCTGTTATCTCAACACGATTCTTGCCAGATATCATTGAGATTTTCGGAGGACGAGCACCATACATTACCTTTACCTGCATATATGGCTGCGGCTCGTCACCTTCCTCTCTTGGTTTGAGCATCTTGACATTCCAGCCATCAGCCATCAACTGATCTGCCAGTTCCGGATCAAGTATGACACAAAAGTTTCTTCTGCCTTTGGCATTATACTGCCCAGCCTCTCCACGGAAGTTACGGAACAGTATTCTTGCTCCTTCGATTGTTACATTAGGGATTTCTCTTTTCTCTGTTTTCTTAGCCATTTCTCTTTACCTCCTGAATATTAGATTGAAAATATGGGATAAGTTCTTCAGACCCTGGTGGAACATCAACAAAGTTGTTCACCAAGGTCACAGACGTATCCAGGAACTGATCCACATCACCAAACTCAGCTATCTTAGCCAATGATGCTTCCTGCTGTGCTTTGTAATAGTCTGGATCAATATCCTTCTCTTTGTTTAGCTCGGTTACCATCTCGACATCCATCCAGCGATAACCTTTTGCTCCAGCAGCAGACACATACTTCTCACCTCTATCAATGACAAGCTGGCCACCACCTTTACCTGGGGCTATAGGAACAAATGCTCCTGTTTTACCAATGAACCTATAGTCATGCTCGTCTTCTCCTAGATCCTCATTCATATCCAAATATAAATCACCTTTGTGTGATTCTTTGGTTTCCCAATAGTCACGATACTCCATGTCCTCATGACTAAACAAAGGTTTGAAAATATAAGGTCTAGCAAACTCAACACCAGTTGCTGTCCAACCATGTCCTTTCTCATTGGCAATATAAACCGCATCGTTAATAAGGCAGATCCTCTCATACTCGGCCTCGATCTCGAACTCATACCCATATTCCTTACCAAACTCAAATATAAATTGCCTATCCTCTTCTGAAGCATCAGCAATCTTGATAGAGTCAGTCTTAATATGGACAACAGTCATTCCTCGTTCAAGGCATTTGTTCTTGAGGTCTACCATAAACAATGCACCACGCTTAGCAACGATGTTGTCAACATTACGTGGATCTTTGAACTCATTATCAAACTTGGCAGCTGTCAATCCATATATAGAATTGATTACTGTCTTCAACGCATTAGACAGATCCTTAATAGTGTAATTAGCTGTACCATTCTCAATAGCTTGTAAGAACGGAACCAACTTACCATCCAGAATATCAGTCAGTTTGTCTAAGTCGTTGTGTTTGATGTAGAGACGAGCCATCTTAAGTTCCTCAAACCGTTTAGTGTATCGTGGTCCGAAGAGGTTAAGCGCTATAATACTTGATGGGTGCATGGACGCTACATCGAATGTTGTAACGTTTGCATATATGCCTGGCTTAGACCAAACATATCCACCTTCGCCAACCTCTTCGCCACAATACGTGCTCTTCCCCAAGTCGAATAAATAGCCAGGAAACATCTCACTCAAGTCTGTATACTCAAACTCGCTTTGTGGTTTCCTATTGTTACCAAATATAATTCTCTTGGAGTGACTGTTAGTTGAGTCGTTAACACTCAAGCCACTCAATACAGCGAGAATCTCTCTTGCTGTGAAGTCTCCTTGCAAATGATCAAAGACTGCTTCTGTGGATATGACATCATTGTCACAATACTCAGCAACCTTTGGCCACAGCTCTTTTGGCACTGGCTTGTCCCATGGAAGACCTAACTCCTGATGGTGAAGTCCTAACTTGATCTCCCATTTCTTAAGGCTCATCTTATTACCGGCTGATGCAAAATCATATACATCTGTGTAAGACAAGTTATAAGCTTCACCAAAGAAACCATTCTTGCTACCAGATATAATTTTCTGACTCTGCTCATACAATGCCATATTATTGCATCCCATCATTCTGGCATACATAATATGATTATCGTATCGCCGACAGTTGAATCCAATCAATCTATTATGCTTCACAAGATCTTCTATCTCATCTGCTGATGGATTGATCATTCTCACAACTTTATTCTTAGGGCCTTGCTTCTTCCAGTTAACCAAGAACAGATTCGGGAATACCTCCACATCATAAAATATAATAGGCTTGTCCGAATCATCCACAACAACGTTCTCTCGGTCTTCAGACCTAAACTTCATCTGATTGACCATCTTTATGCAAATATCCTTCTGATTTGTGCTGCCCATCGCAAACGCTAATATACGTGGGCGCAATGGCGTTAGATCATAAGACATTCCTGATGCATAAGCATCATCGAACATCTTCTTCATGAAGTCTACTTCTGGTTTGGTAGCTCCATGGTGCTTCTTGGCCAAGCAGTCCTCAATTCCTTTAAGTAACTGCTTCTCACTCTTGTACCCGTCGAAGTCTAACATCTTCTTTCCTCCTTTCTTAAGTGGTAGGCCACTACTGATAGTGGCAATCGGAATATCATTACACTTGGTTAAACGACGGCGTAAAGAAGAGTTGCCGACAAACTTCTTGATCTCAATGTCATTATCTATACGGTTAGCAAGCAGACTAATGTCACCATCATAAATATAATGTAAGTGAACACCACCACCAGATTTGCTAAATTCAGCGTACGTGGCTGGCCACTTGGCTGCTTCTTGCAAATTCTTCTTTGCATCTTTCTCTCCTTTCTCATTCTTAAAGTCAAAATCGATGACTATATGATTACCCGGCATTAAAATATAATGTACCTTACTTGTGTCTATGCCTGCTAACACAGTCTTGACATTGTCCCACTTATGCTGTGGTTTATCGTCTTCATTAGCATACTGAGCCTTACAATCCTTAAGCTCCTCGTCTAATATAGACTCTGTCTGCTTCAACTTAAGCCATTGTGGGATTTCGTTTTTCTTAACTGTAATATCTGGAGTATACTCAAACTTGTCCTTCTTAAACCCAGAATATAAATTCCTTTGAGTGGCTCCATTGATGTACTTAGCTTCAAAGAACTCATTATAATACTCCTTAACTTGCTCTTTGAACATCAGCCTCTTCGGAGGATAACCTAAACCTGACTCCTCATAATAATCCTTATACCAAGAATATAAAGTTGACAGTCTTATAGGATCATTCTCCTCGAGTCTCTCGAAGTTGTCAAATATAAAGTTGTGTAAGTAGTTCACTTTCTTTATCATCTCGTTAGGACGATACTCCACATATGCTTCTTTACCGAGCTCTCTATACACATCGATACAATGCTGTGCAATAGCACCAATCTCAAATTTCATCTGCTCATTAAGAGTCCTATACTCAACAACTGGCAATTTGTTACCAGATGGATAGACATCCAGCAGTCGTCTACTCAATCCGAGATTAGTATCATGTAGATCGATAAGCTCATTTGTAGCCATGAATAACATAGCATTTGATCTTATAGTGTATCGCTTAACATTCTTGTCATTGACCAAAATATCCTTATGACTGACAATCTCATTAATTGCCGGTGAATCAATCTTAGCCAAAGATCCATCATCCTGAATAGCTACAAGTGGGTTATCCTTAAACACAGATGTTGCAAACTGCTGTGACTTACTCGCTAACTCACTTGCAATGAAGATTGTCCAATACCCGTCAAATATCATTTTGATCAAATCAAGCACTGTTGACTTACCACTACCTGGTGGTCCATAGAAAGCTATTATCTTCTCAATGTTCTTACTGTCACCTGTAAGTACAGATCCAATAGCCCATTCTATCTTCTGCTTCTCACTCGGAGAATATAAAGTACCTATTAGCTTATCATATGCTTCGGTACTACCAGGTTTGATGTCATACTTAAGAGTCTTAGAACGATAGTCCTCAGGCTTAACCACATCACTCTTAAATGTTAAAGAAGAATCCAATGGTATGAAATTATAGTTTGGAGGTAGTTTGGAAAACCAATTACTGAATTCAATCAGCTGTTTTGTGTCACTATCAGATAATACATTACAAACAACATGCTTATACCCATCACCATACACATAATCCCCATTATTATTCCTCTTATAATGCTCATCTCTATAAGAATATAACTTTTTATCGATCATTTCATATAGATTTTGCTCATTTGTATCCCAAAATCCGGTTTCCTCGTTGAAAAATGCATAAAATGAACCACCTTTTTTCATAATTGTACGTCCACTAACGTCAAAAGTAGGCTTTATTACCATACAATAACGTTTACTACCCGTTGGACCTATAGACATTTCTTGTGCTTTTATCTTAATGCAATCCTTCAAAATATCACCCCTTTTCTTGTGGACTTCGCACATTTTCAAAAATTTTTCGAAAAAATTGTAATATGAAAAAAATTTTTATATACAAAAATGAAAAAAAAAATGTAATTTTGTAATGAAATCCCGGAAACATACGATTTTTCGGGCTTTATCGGCCTTACATTTTTCGTACATTTTTGATTTTCATTACATTTTTTTCGCCAAAAATGTAATGTTTTAGTAATTTTCACACAAAAATTCGTTCATTTGGCTCCATAATTCCATTTCCCGAGCATCTTCATTACAAAAATGTAATGGAAATATGCCCCCATTTTTGCCATTTTTATCGTATTTTCTATATAAAAAGCGGTCGATTATACTGTAAATCCACCCCTCATCATAGCCATTTTCATCAAAATCATCGAGTTCCAGGGCCTCAATAAACCCCCAAAACCACCTAAAACAGTCAAATTTACCCGCCATTGGGGCCATAATATCCTTTTCCATACGGTATGCAAGGGCTACAAATGCCTCAAATACAGTACATACAGGCATAATAGCTGGCTTTTTACCATGATAATTGCTAATATAGTCCTCTCGCAGCTCTAAACCGTCCTTAAACCGGTTTTTATCCATAGGATGTACAACTACAAACGGAATGTCCAAAAGTGTCTCAAAAAGGCTTCTATAGGCCTTAAAAAGGCTTTCTGGGCCATTCAATATGTCAAAATATAACCATTCCAAGTAATTACGCTTCATCATGCCATTTTTCACCTCCTTTCCGTCCTTACAAGTCTTACCAATCCCTCCAAAAAGCGTCCTTACAAGCTTCAAAGACTCAAGAGGTTGTAAGAACGACAAAAGTTAGAGCACTAGGCCCTAACTTTCTCTTAATTGCTTCTTTTCTTCCTCAATTTCACTCATTTTCTTATGTAACCACTTCAAAAGCTTCTCACGATTCTCAAGAGTCAAATGATCAATCATCATCATTAGCGGAACCATAATTGCATCACCCACAAGTTTAGCCTCTTTAATATTAAGGCTAGACCTAACGTAATGTTCATACGATTTCACTAATCCAACGATTGCCTTTCCAAGCTCTTTCTGATCGTAACCAAATACTTCATTCATAGTTATACTCCTTTCCGAATCAAGTGAATTGTTTCATTATAGAAAGAAAATATAACGCGACAAAAATAAGAGGAGCCGAAGCCCCTCCATTTTTACCAGTTTTTACGCTCGATTATCCTAGCGATTTTACCATCCTCGCATTCAAAATCACAGCCCATTTCATGCATTGCCACTGCTTCTTCGAGATTCATCTCGTCCAAAGCCGGCGCATTGTTCTCTGTTCTTTCTACTACATTAATCATGGTTATACCTCCTAAAAATATAATCGAGGACTATTCCTCATTATAGAAGGTAATTTTGGCGCGAAAAGTAAGAGCACTAGGCCCTTACTTAAATGTTTCATTGATCCGGTTAACCTGTTTTAACACATTTTGAACTTCGTACAATTGTCCACGTCTTTGCTTGTATATCCAGTCATCCTCATCAAAAAGATCGTCATTTTTAATATTCTCGATCTCATGAATCAAAATGTCCTGCTTCGCTAACAAAACGTCGATAATTGCCTCGTAACGTTTCTTGTATTTGTTAAACATAGGCTATACCTCCTTTCATTATAGAAAGGAAATTTGAAGCGAATTATGAGAAATTAAAGCCAATTCTCGAGTACTTTACATGCTCCAGCACAAACGAAGAATGTCCCGATAAGACATACACCTACAATTCCAATTACAGCTCCTGTTTCTTTGATACCCATAAATATCACTCCTTTCTATTTATCAAAATGCTTCTTCCAATCGCTGATCTGCACATTCAGGTTTTTCTTATTGGGGTTGGCGAGGAACGACATTCCAAGGATCTTAGTTCCCGGATTTGCTCTGCTCTCCTCTTCAAGAACGTCCATAATATCATTAACAGGAGTGGTACCTCCAAATGTTATGAACGTCCTTACACCCGTAATATCCTGTAAAGCTATACAAAATACTTTATGCATAAATATCACTCTCCTTCTCTTATAATCTCGTCCTCACGCTCAGAAAGCTCTTTCTTTGCGTTCTTAAACACTGTTGCCAGTGTGGATTGCATTGTGTCTACGTACATCTTAAGAGTCATGTATGCCGTCATAGCCTGAATATCATTGGACTCCATGATGGTTTTACCAATAATTTTTAATGCATCGTTAACACCATCGTCAACAACTGTATTCATATCCTCAATTTCCTTAAGGCTCTTAGCCTCCTCAAATAACTCATTTACATTCATTTCAGAAATATAAGACATAATAGTTCTCCTTTCTAAAAAGAGACAGCGAGGATATCACGAAAGCCTATCGCCCATATGCCCGCTGCCCCAACAAGAATGATTATGTTCCAATTGACGTTCACCAGCCTGCCCTGAGCGACGATGAGTCAACTGAAACAGTTATATCAAAGAATCCTTGAGTGAATTATTAAATGAAAACAACAGTGCGAAAACAGTTTCAAGGATTCTTAGATATCACTTATAGCTGATGTGCTTAGTACCAACCCAACCCTTAACTGCTACACCATTGACTGTTGCAGAAATATAAGTATAATACTTATGCATCGTGATGATCTTAACAGTCATTGGATCGAGTTTGAGGATTTTCTTTGATGTCTTGGAGTTCTTGGTGTACATCCAGCATGGAGCTGCAATAGTTCCTGTCGGATATGAGGACTTACCAACCTTCTCGATGTTGGTGTTCTTAATATATCCGAGATGTTTACCATCGGTGCACATGCTCCAACCGTTCTTACAATCCTCAAACACTCTAACGGTATCACCAGACAATACAGTAGCCAAGTGCTTAGCTGTCTGATCAGCCTTAGCGTAAATATAAGCTTTACGCTTAACAGGGCATTTAGATCCAGGCATCTTGTAGACATACTCTACATGTCCGATCTGCTTTGGTCTTGAAGGGTCAGATCCAGCGAATAGAATGCAGTCTCCAACTTCGAGTTTCCAAGGGTCGAGTATATGGCCGTTTCTGATAGTGACCTCCACAGTTGTAAACTTGGAACTGCTATGAATGCCGGCTGTATTGAGAAGGCCTCCTGTATCCAAACCGATCTTTTTATAAGTTGCAATTCCAGAGCTGCTGCAGTCTGAGTAGTACTTTCCATCCTCCGGTCGTTTAGTGTATACATACTGCCTCCATGGTTGTGAATATCTGTTCCTGCCAATAAGGGTTTTGTATGAGGATACGAAGTTGGCACGATGCTTGTCAGTCATCAAAATATGCCTGCGTACCTCTACAATCCCCTTACGCACACCGTTTCTAGCCTTCTGAGCATGCCTCAGGTTAGAATATGTGTGCAGGTTTTTGGTTGACGGGGTTCCTGATCCGTGTCCACAGATCAAAATATCACTGTCAGTTATTGTCTTCATTGTTTTCTTTCCTCCTTTTACGTATCTCAGTTTCAATATCATCCCAGCAAGAACTACAAATATCTTTTACATATTTGTCTCCAGTTCCGAATATTGTTTTTATTCTATGTCTCTTAATACCATATATACGAGAACCACATATATCACATACTATTGTCTTCATTTGTCGTTACCTCCTGATCTTTAAGTTTCTTTTCCTCCGCAAGTCTCATCAGCTCGCGTTTTGAAGTGTCTTTGTATGCGTTCTCGTATTCAGATTCATCCGCCTGTTTTGGATAGCACATAACCGGAATACTAAGATTATCGGACCAAAAATCCATAAACACTTTGGATCTACAAACCGGACACTCAACACGCCCTATTCCTTGTGTGGGCTCCTCAAACCAAATATCACCGTACTCGAATACTATTGTTGCACCGCAGTGACAACAACCGCATTTGTAGTAGCGCTTTGGTCTTTTTAACACAGTGCCATAATCAATTACTTTTACCATTATTTATCGCCTCCTTTAATCAGTACATCATGCTCCAATTTGGTCCACCATTTTGTCGTATACGGATTTCCCTTAACCCTAAACAAGGTATCACATTTGCTGCAGCGAATATCAACAAACTTCTGCCTGTTTAGTTTGTCCATACGCGGCCAGTTTAAGTTGTATCCTCCGCCACAAACAGGACATTTCTGATACTTAGGTTCTCGCTTTTTCTTTGGAGTTTCTTTCTTCTCAGCAACAGGATCATTCTTACGAGCTTCATCAACCTTATCGATGGCTCTCAGAATGTTATCATACTCCTTCTTAGTAGCCAGTTTCTTGAGAGCAGCGTACAGGATGCCCTTTTCAATGTCAACCTCCTCCTGTGCCTTAACAACAGTCTTAGTTCCATCATTCCAGAATATAATGGTAGCCGGCCCATCGCATATGATTCTTTTGATTTTGAAATACTTATCATACAAAAGTTCGTAATATTCCCTTATATTCTTCTTTTGTGAGATCGGATTGTATTCATCGTACTCTTTCGTATGCGCTATCGGATCGATGCCATAAAAGGGATTTCTTGGCTTTATTTCGATTTTGTCTTCCTGATACTCACAGAGACCCGGCTTATACTTCTTCTCCACCTTAACGTGATAAGTTTTGGAAGGACAGTCATACTCACAAGACAAGACAAGAAATTGCTCATCATCTAGATGCCTAAGATCTGAATAAAAATAATAAGTCTTGGTAAGCCCATTCGGAAACTCTACTATCATCTTATCGCTCGGTGTGAGATCTTTACAAATACCACAAAGCGTAATTGGTCCAGGTTCAAGCTTAAACTGCTTCGGGCTTAAGTACATCTCAAGAGTTGAAATTTTGACATGATAGGTTTTGGAAGACCAATCATGCTTATAAAACCTATCTAGTGGTAATGCAGCATCAATCTTGTCAAGACGTGAATCTCTAGTAAGATACCTGTGTTTTCCATTCGGAAACTCCGCTATTATTCCTTCGCCCAATCCAAGTCTTTCAACTGCCTCACCAAGTGTAAGCGGTTTGACAACATTATCTGCCATAAATATCACTCTCCTTTCGGTTGCCATAAATCTTTTCTCATATCAACACCATTTATACAATTGATACATGGTTCATCTTTTTCAGAAACTCCCACAAGTATGGTATCGCGTTTTTGGACCATATTCAATGTCTATTCTCGGTGGTATAAATGGTAATGGTGTTGGACGTAACCACTCTTCGGGTAGACTATCCTTACTCATCATTACTAACCTCCTATTCTTTTCTGTAAAGGCTCAACTTCTGTAATGCCTTTAAACGGTCTATGCCGCTGCCCGTCGTCCATACAATCGTAGACGTCTTCATAACGTGGCAGCTTCCTTAACAATGTGTACTTACGGTGATTAAATATAAACTGTTCACCTTTGTCTAGATCATGGAGTTTCATCGGTTTTCCTCCGTTTCATCGAAGTAGTCAAATATCTTATGCTCAACTACATAGTACTCGTACAGATTATAAGAATTATCGGTTCTTTTAAGATATGCTGCATACGCCTCAGCAGATGCCTGATCTGAAAACACCCTTTCGATTGACTCGTAGACGTCTCCTACTGGACTTGACATTACTATGTATATACTATTCATTTTACACCTCCATTAGATTCAGATATAGCTGTAGAATATAAGCCTGCTAATATATCTTTCATTTCACGGGCTTTGGTCTGTAATTCATAGTAACAATCATCAACACTATATTCTATAGCTTTATTTAAATACCAGTTAGACTTTTCAAGATCTTCTTTCGGCTTTCCTTTATTCTGGTAGCGCCACATGTATTTAAAAGCGTTTCCTAAACAAAAATGAATAAAGCCCTCAACGCCCAAAACCATGATCATAGCCTGGTAACACTCTAAGCTACACTCTGATTTGTAATGATTTGGATTAATTGCATCGTTCATGATTCTACCTCGCTTTCTTCATCAGCAACATCATTCCACAAATGTTCTAACATGGCATCCATATCATCGTTTTCCTTGTATGTCTCTATTTCCTTCAGGGGCATCCACGCCACTATAGGTACATCAAAGTTGCCGTCAGCATACCACTTCTTTTCACCACAATCGTCATATAATTCTGCCTTGTATATATCATAAATTTTAGTGGTACCTATTACTGTTATGTCTTCTTCCGGTAACCTCTCACTAACAGGAATCCACTTGTAAGCGTGTTTTTTGCCACATTCATAAGCCATATCTAGTTCTACCATGCGTACCTTATTATCACGGTCGAGCCATTGTTTTACAAACTTTTCCCATGAAAGTTCTTTCTTTAACGCCTCGATCGCCATATCTAACGCAATCGTCTCTAATGTGTGAGTTGTACTTTTGCCATCTGCTCTACGTGGAGCTGGTTTGATTATTTGCAATACTGCTATTGCTTCTTCTCTTGTCATCCAATGCCTCCTTTTTCTTTTCACAACATTCAAGAAGCACATGCTTAGCAACTTCTTTTTGTTTGTCCGTGAGATCATCGATTAAACCAGCACATAGATATATCTGGTTTTTAACGTCATCTGGTATAGAATCAAAAGTTTCTCTAATAGATTCCATAAATATCACCTCACTTTCTGCTTTTTTTTTCGTGAATTATACATTAAGTGTCCATCCACAATAAGAGCACTTATGATCTTTACGCAGTTGATATGGGTTGGTATACTCGTTACACACAGGACATTTATACCCAGCAGTTTGTTCTGCTGGACCGGTATATGTTAACTTAGGATTATCTTTGGGTTTTGGATTATCATTAGCCTCTATGAAGAATGACCTTTGTTCATTACGTGCACGATTATTCTTACATTTATCACATTTCTTCCCGGCATATATACAATCAAACAGTAAATCGCATTTTACAAGTTCAGTTTCCATTATTCAACCTCCACAAATTCTCCTTCTAAATATACAACGAACTGATTCTTTCTTGTGCTTTTCTCATCGCTACACGAGCACCCCTGGGCAAACCAGTATGTGGACTGCTCCAGGCGTTTAAAGAATTACACAAAAGAAAATCTTCATTCTTCGCTGCCGCCCATTCACCCTCGTATTGTGGCAACCAGCCTGGCGTAAACTCTTCTTTATGATCATTATAAAACAATTCCCAGGTGCATCTTTTATCATGCTTAATATAATCAACCTCAGCCTTTGGCATCCTCGTATACGCTGAGGTCAATTTTAAGCTTTGAAAGATCGAAGAAGTTAGGTCCGTCCATTGCTTGCGGAAATATAACTCTTTCGCACCCGCAGATAATGGTGTTTTTGAGACCTCGCTTTGTAGAAACCGCCTCGACAATTCCCCCTGAGAAAACAATCGTGGATCCTTTTTTAATCCATCCTGGATCGACTCTACAGGTTCCTGGGCATAGTTTATCTGAGAATATAACGTGGAATGGTTTTTTCTGTCTCTTTTGTCTCGTCTTTTTTGCCTTTTTGGCTTTAATCTTTTTTTGGATCGGTCTGTCATAACGACGCCAACCATACCGATCAATGCTATTAAGAACGTTATTATAATAGGAACCATAAGCACTTTCACCAGCACAATAACGACCTCCTTTCATTATAACAGCTAACTGATACTCTGGAGATAAGCTAAAGGAACCCTCACCTCTAAAGTATTGGTTCCTTAAGCACTCCAAATATCCTATAGTGGAGCCATGTACGTCTCGCCCGGCATGTCCGTTAACCCCGAACAAATTACCCCCAGCTCCTAGGCCAGACTCAACAAAAGCCTGGCCTATTGCCACTGAGGGGAGGCGACCGTACAAGTTCCATCTAGCTACCGTGATTTCAGCAATCCGCTCAGCAATGTTTTTCGCAGATTCGGATAATGCCCGCGATTTCGCTGGCTGTTGCCATATTCCAATCGCTGCTGTGAGTAGAAATATAATGGTCATGCAGATCATATAACATGTTCGTAACTTTTTTCCAATCATCATTCTTAACTCCTTTGTCAGTATTTAAAGCAAACCCGAATTTCTTACCACATTTCGGGCATTTATACAGCGAGACTTTGTATCTACTGTCCTCGCCGTATATGAGGGCCTTACCCTTGTATTTGTGCCAACCGGCATGCCGGCACTTTGGGCAATGGCCGTAGGCATCCTTTTTGCCATGCATAAGACACACCCCCTTATAAATATGAGCGTCTCTTAAGAACGCCACTTCTTTTGTTATATATACAATAGAACTTCTTAAGATCAGGATCATACCTATACATCGCCATCTTGTGTCGAGGCGAAATATAAATCATATCCTTCTGGCCATGCATCTTCGTACTTACACTCTGAACAATATAAGTCTGCTTTTCAGAGTTGTAAACATCTGGATACACGCTAGCGAACTGCTCGAATTTGGATACCATTACCTCCAATCCGCAGCGCTGCCTATACTTCTTTCGTATCCAATCGTAGTCTGTTTTATCCACGTTGATGAGCTTGCTATTATTGACTGCGGCGAATGTATCCCAGTCCATGCCCTCTTCCAACGCTTCTTTGATAAGTTCAATCTCCTTACCCGCTAATCTGAGAATCGCCTCTCCGTCGACATCGGTTATTGCAGAATATAATCCCGAGTCGAAGAACATCCGGATCTCTTTCTCGTTGACGCTTAACGGCAGTTTAGTGCTGGCCTCATGTGTCGTCCTTACAATCTTACCATTCTTAGTAGTGATCAGACCATGAGGAGCGAAAGCAAGGAGAATATAATCCCTATAGGCCCTGGCAACAATAGCGTTGCCAAGGTCTACATAAGGATCAGAAACATTTTCAAAATATTCTTCTTCCGTAGTTACTGGTTTGTAATTACCCGTACCATAAAAGTCCTGGGTATGTTTTTTGTGTCGTCTAGAATTACTCATAATAATTACCTCCTTAAATCCTTAATAATAGAAACTAAGAGCGCAAATATAATAAACAACATGCCTAGCGCCCATAACCAAAACATTGTGGAGAACATTACTCTTCCGCTGCGGCAAACTCTGCCTGAATATCATCCATGTCAACTTCATTACCAACAGTTACAACTGATCCGGTATCAACCTCGTACTTAGGCTTATTGTTCTTCTGCGGTGTACGCTTGACAATGTGGTACTGTATGTACATAACATGTGTCAAATATCCCTCGAAGTCGAGATTGCCCGTCACCTGGTTGTATACACGGACGAGCCCTTCAGGTCTGTCAACCTCGACCCTAAAGCGATCCTCTGTCCATTTCTTAGCTGTACCATCAGTAAACTTTATGAGTGTTAAAGTCTCTTTGTAATCTTTCATTTATCTTTCCTCCTTTAAATCCGCCTGGAATACGATCCAGTATTACCCAGGTCCAATTACCTCTAACCTTAAGCTGTTCAATAAGCCGATCTCCAAATATCACAGACGCTCGTCCAACCGCGGTCCTGCGCCTGCAAACATAGCATTGGCCATCATTTCGATCGAGAATAAACAGCTTTTTTGTTCTGTTATACTTAAGATAGTTGCCTAAATTGCCCATAGGCTAAACCTCCTTAATTTGCTCATATCGGATGAAGGAGGGAAGTCATACAAGTCGTAGACCTCCCTCTCATCCATATAGAAAGGAGAATAACCACTTCACAACTTATCAAATATAATACCTGATAAGTTAGGGAAGTCTATATAGTAAGCCGGTTCATGAATGTCCCTACCCTTGTCGTCCTTCTCAGGTAACCATACCTCGTGAATGTCGAACAAGATTTCATCAACGGCCTCTATACCATCTGCCGGGTTGCGTATCCAACCTATAACAGCTCCTGCGTCAGTCATAGGGAATCCCAGATCGTCCAAGACCTCATTAAGGAACACATGTCCTCTGTCTCGGAATATGTTATTCCACCACTTCATCTTACCATTGATAAAGGTTCTGTTGTAGTACTCGTTAGGGTCCCACTGGGTGGATATACCACGGGCGAAGAACTGTGCATAATCACTCAAGGTTACAAGCTCTCCGTTATCCACGATAACAGCCTGACCTTTGGAATATACCTCATCGCCCTTGTCGTTCACGGTCTTTTTCTCGATGGTTTTCTTTGTTCCTTTGCCATAGAGATACTCGTGATCCTTATCTACACCCTTATCCTCAATAACTCGCTGTCTGTACTGCTTGAATGCCTCAGCGACCCCATTGTATGCTGCAACTGCTCCCAAATATCTTTTCTTATACTGCCTAGATGCTGTGAGTAATGCCAGAATACCTCCGGTGGTTAATCCAATCGGGATGGCATAAAGCTTAGCGAATTCAAGGCCTGTGCGCAAATATAACTTTGCTATATCGGCCTTCTGTACTTCTGCAGGATACTCTACATCCTCTACGGGGTTTACCTGAGACGGTAACTCCTTAATCTCATCAAGTTTATCCTTGTGATTGTCAAGCACCTCCTCAACTTTAAGAGTTGACTTGCATGCTGCAACAACGCCACCTACGATAGCAACTACTCCTGCTACCATAAGAATCTCAGGACTTCTCTTAGCGAGTTTTAACTTCAGTCTACTAAGATTCATAAAATATCACTCCTTCCTAATCTAATGGTTTTGGTCTAGGTAGATCGATAGTGTATTCACCAGGTCCTACACGCTTGATTCTTGCTCTTGAAATATCATACCAACCGAATTTCTCGTCAGTATATGAGCCCGTGATGTTGCAAATCTGATTCAGATCGGCAACGGATACAACCTCATACTCATCGATAAGGTTGTTCATCTCCTCGAGGACATCCTGTGCTTCTGCTCTAGAATCCACAATAATCTCCGGAATATCATTCGATCTCCTAGATCTTTTTTTCTCTCTATCCCTATCCGATTTGTAATATGCCGCATACGACGTACGTTCATTGGTGTAATATCCTTTGCGGTTGCCTCCTCTTCTACCGCCATATGACTCACCATAGAACGCCATATTAATCAAATCGAGTATCGTATCCTTGACTGTTGGAATGATGACGTCAAATATCACATAAGACTTTACATTCTCTACGTCCTCAGATACGAATGACTCTGCCAGCTTTTTACTCAACCTCTGCTCTCGAGTCTTCGCCTTCGTCACCGTTTTGATCTTCTTCTGATTCGGATCCCTCGGTTTTGAACTCGGCGGACGTTTGAACTCCGGTACTTCCAGCTCCACTTTCGCCATCTTCCAATACCTCCTTTGTAATTTTGTGAAACAGCACACCAGGAATGGCAACAGCATACATTTCACCATCTGCTGCCTGCACGTTGAAAGTTAAGAAATTCGTATCCTCAAGATTCTTAACAATCTTGCCGCCACAAATATCACTAATTGTGATGATCTCCGGCTCAACATACTTCTCGTTGAGTTTCTTAGCTCTCTTTTTATTCATGTTCGACATGGTTTGTCACCTCCTATAATATAGTAGGCTGCCTATCGAAGCCCATTGTGATGTATGCCTTGTCTCCTACCAATGAGGATCCAAATATCACTCCTACAGTTCCATGCCCTGACTCAAATCCCAAATCTCCTGCCGGTACTTCTGGTATCTTCAGAAGATAATATAGATCATTGAGTGTTACCTGGTCGTACATCAGCATCTGTGAGTTCCACTCATTTACAGCCTTCTCAACCTCAACCACTGACGACTTGAATACCTGTCCTGACCAATCGTCAATAAACAGATCCTCACCTGTGCCTGTAAATATCACTTGCTTATTGGAATTCTTGGCTCTCTCAACCTTTTTCTCAGTCATTTTGTCACGAATCTTCTGCTCGCTTCCTTTGTTAAGAATCTTCAATTCTCGAGCCGTTTCCTTCCAATCTGTTAACTCTTGCGCCGCCAATGCATATGCTGCAGAGAGCGCCAGGTTACGCTTGTTCTGTGTTCTGTAGGCAAATATAATAGCGGTTGTTCCCAATGCCGCATTTGCCGCTGCCTTCCAATAGAGTTTCGCAAATTCTATGCACATCTGCTTACGAACCTCTCGGATTTCCAGCTTCTTTTCATCCTCTGTGAAGTCGTCGTCTTCCTTTATCCTTTCAATGTCGTCCTTACCCTCGTCTAAAACTTGGGTAGCTTTTGGAGTGGCTTTGACTGCAAATATGGCCGTACTTACAATCGAAACAACTCCGATACCAGCTAATATAGCCGGTGAATGCTTGCTAGCTTTCTTCATAAAACCACGGCAAGCTTTCTGAAGTGTTGCTTTGTTCATAGCTATGACCTCCTTAAAAATAATAGCAAAAAGTGAAAGGACTTGATCGCCTGATTCGAACAGGTCCCCTGGTTACGAAACCAGTGTGCTACCAATACACTACCACTATCCTTCCATTATAGAAGTAAATTTTCACGCGAATTAATCACGGAAAGATGTGAACGCTTTGATCACCTCGTAATCAACCTTCTTCTCGAAGTTACGTACATGTATCACCTGCTCATCGTTATCACGGAATCCGAACTTGTCAAGCGCATCACCTACAAGCTCAAGCTGGTTATCAACCTCATGCTCGTCCTCGTCTGTAAGGACATCGTCCCCCTGATAGTAATACAGAGTTTCCTTCTCGTATTCCGGCTCGCTATCGAACTTGTCCTCCGAGATAAGCTTAGGATCTTTCATGTCGTCATCCTCCTTTTTAGGTTTTACTGGGTTCTCCTCCAAAATATCACTCTCTTCCTCCGGTTCTTCCGGATGTTCCATAAGTGGATCACGGAAAATTTTACTCGGATCTGGTTTGTGGTAGTTTCTCTGAAGAGAGTTGTAAGTATTGAGCGGATTGTCCGGCTCATCATCATACTGATCCTCGAAAATATCATCCTCTTCCTCTTCTTCCTCAGCGTTCTTACGAGCGAAGTAATCATCCACAAACTTCTTCACTTCCTCGTCTACCTGCTCATCGATATACGCTTCCATCTGGCGTTTCATATATGCTGCCCCAGCAACTATACCGCCTACTGCACCTATCGCTAATCCTGCGATAAAAGAAGTTGATGCTTTCATAATTTTTACCTCCTTAGGTTAATTGAGAAAGGCTAGAGCACTTGTGTGCCCTAACCAGGATCCTGGTGTTCTCCAAAAATATCACTCTTCCGGAGAATCAACGTCATCAAGATCGTTGTCGATTTCCTCGAAATCAGTCTCGATTTCGGAGTCATCATAGTCGTCATCTTTCTTGGAACCAAGAACCTTATACAGTACCACAGCCCCAACGGCTGCACCTGCAACTGCGATCTTCTTCCAATGCTTCTTGACTGTACTCATAATTCCCTCCTTTGCTTCGAGTACCGTTACCTTTCTCGGTACATCAACTACATCAGTTTCCTCTGTTACGTTGTTGTTCTCATCCATAGTTATACTCCTTTCTGAAATATAAACAACAGTATCCTACTATAGCATAAAATTTTGACGCGAAAAAAGGAGAGACAATGCTCTCCTCATGAATTCAATCTTTTTTATCATGGAGCATCAAGTATAAAATGCCTCCGATGATTAACAGATATCCTATCATTTCGCATCGTCCTCCTTTTTGGTTAAGTCTTCCAGTTTACCAGTTACTTTGTCTTTTGCTTCTCCGAATACATACTCGCCGATCATCTCGCTTCCAAGTGCTGAGATTGCACCTCCAACGAGAACCACAACAATACTAAGTATTCCTTTTTTACCCATAATAACCTCCTTCCTGTCATACTTCTCACTATAGCACCAAAATATCACGCGCAAAAGGCTAGAGCACCTTTTGGTGCCCCGCCTCGAACGGAAGTATAACAACAAACTTTGAATAGTTACCAAATATCACTCTGCCACCGTCTTATGTTTACGGTTAGCAACCACGTCGCCGATCTTCTCACAAATCCAGATAATTCCCAATGGTATGATTGCCAATACAATCGATGCCACAGTTAATATACCTGCGAACTTGCATGTCTCGCCAACGGTAAGTTTGTTAACCTGCTTCTTAAAAAACTTCTTTGCAATTTTGTGATTTTTCTTCATCTTCTTCATAGTTATACTCCTTTCTACTTTCCGTCCACTATAGCACGGAATTTTCACGCGGATTAGCGGAGTACATTGAAGGAGTCCAGAATATCACCAATAGCCTCACCATTATTATGTCTACGTGACAGCTCTAATTTTTCCTTGTTGGTGAGTGGTCTACGAAGATCGTAGTAAAAACCGAGTGATGGATCGTATTCCCTTGTGTTTCTGTTGTAAACGTTCTTACGAGTTCGGAAGTTATTAAGTGCTGTGCCGAGTATTTTAGTTCCAAAAGTAACTACAATACCAGCCTTAACAGGGTTGTCAACCACCCAATCGAGTAATGCATTACCCTTTGTTTTGACCTGATTCACGGCTTTATCCTTTTTTTCTTTGAATTTAGCCTTGATTTCATCGTTAATCTCAAACTTTGCCTCCATAAATATCACCGTATCCTTTCTGAAAAGGCTAGAGCACCTGTTGTGCCCTAGCATTGATCTGTTTCTGGAAGTCAGAATCGAATAAATTTCGACGCCTGACTTACAAATGCTCCGCCTCTCTTCTCAAATGAGATAATCAGCGCTCCCAACATGAGTGGTCCAGCTGCCTTGATCGCCGACTGCGCAAGCCCATTCCAATCGACCTTAGTCTTCTTGTCATGCAACTCGTTCAGACGCTCCTCAATCACCTTATACCTCTCAGTACCTGGGTCGCAAATCGCCAACTCATTTAAGAGTCTCTGGCGCTCTGCCTTGAAGTCGTTGTCTCTTTTACTCATGTGTTGTCCTCCTTTCAACATTCTCACTATAGCATTGAAATATCACGCGCTACCTTGCTGTGCGGCAGATGTAGTCGTCATCAATCCCGTGACAACTAACCGGCCAATTGAGATCCACCTCGTACTTACAAGCTCCGCAAATCGTCATAACCATAACGAGTAATACGGCAATTGCTACTGCTCTCTTCTTGGTCATAAATATCACTCTCCTTTCTGAAAAAAGCTAGAGCACTTATGTGCCCTAGTTTGTGACGTGTCGTGTCACCTACGTTTCTTTGCCAAATAACCGATCACAACTCCTATCAGGATAAATGGCAAGAACGCCAGTAAGATTGATCCAATCCCACTTAGCGTGATTCCTACTACCGGTCCCAGTACAAATACCAGTAACGGCATAGTAATCAGTGCTAAGATTACCAATACTACCTTACCCATTGTTCTTATCATAGTTATACCTCCTTTTATGTGTTCATGTTATTATTACCATTATAGCACATAAAATTGACGCGAAAAAGGCTAGAGCACTCGTTTTGTGCCCTGCCTTAACCTTATACAGTTCTGCCAAGCTGATAGCTGACATGACCGTCTCCTTCCGGAGTAGTACCGATCAGTTCACCCATGACATTTATGTCATAAGTCATTCTAAGATCGTTGTTCACCAGTGCATACGCCTGGATAAGCTCCTTAAGCTTGCTAACCTCTGTAGGTTCGCTTGCTGTCCGGCGCTTAAGCCAGTTGTTTACACGAGCAAACTCGCTCTCATAAAACTTACGTTTAAATATCCCAGGTTTCTTACCGCTCCATACGTACTCCACTACGAAAGTCATTGTTGCTGCCATAAGCTATACCTCCTATAATGTTATTCTATTATAGAAGCAAATATAGACGCGAAAAAGGAGGGCAATTAGCCCTCAGATAGACCAGTTATCATGAAGGTACTCTAAGTACTCTTCTTCCGATGTAAACCTCATTCCGGTTCCATCTGGAAGTCTACCATACCAAGAATATCCTTCCCAATGACCACTCGGTCTAAAATTCTCATTCATAATTTTCCTCCTTTTTTAAATCAGCTTTAATTAACACATCGTTTACTTCGTTGACTGTTATGGAATGCTTCTTTGCAATTTCCTGCTCGTCCATCCCGGACTCCCAGTCCTTACAAATCTCTAACATCCAATCAAGTCTAATAGCGTCTACAATAGTCATATTATCACCTCCTATATAGGCAGTCAAATATCACGCGAAAAAAGAGAGCAATTGAAAGAATCAGAGCAACTTTCGCTGCTCCGATCCTGAAGATGATGATATCTAAAATTAGTTATTATCGTTTCCAAAATACACATTCTTTCTAGAATTATACTCCAGTTCCTCATAATACTCTTTCTCGATAGTGCCTTCAAGCACTCCGTAGTAAGCCTCGTTAACTTTGTTCTGATACTCACCATGATCATAACTCGATGGCTTTTCGAGATTTATCGCTTCTTCGGAACCCTGCCAATTTTCATAATCGGCCTGAGTTGCCTCATCTTCGATATCCATCTCTTTATGTGCCATTAAGTTATTATCCTGATGATTAGTCCTAACAACGTTAGTCTTAACCTCTACAGAATTACTCTTAGTTACACTACCGATGATCATAAATGCTAAACTGCAAACTATTACTCCTAAAATAAACATTCTAAAATTTTCCATAATAATCACCTCATCATCTTTCTATCATCTTCATTATAGGCATTGTTTTGTACGCGAAAAGTAAGAGCACTAGGCCCTTACTTACCAAATATAACCATACGTTTCCATTCTTTGGCTATTCGTTCATAGTCATTAGACATTCTCTGTGCTAATAGAGCGCCACAGCAATCACCACAACAACTCAAAGTAAATGCTTGTTCTTGTGCTTTCTTAGCCGCTCTTTTGCATTTAATATAATGCTTAAGACTTTTGAATCTGCTCCATTTTTCTTTCATAGGTTATACCTCCTTTCATTATAGCTATTAAATCCGAAGCGAAAACGCAGAGCACCTCCAATACCCTGCGCTCTAAAATATCAATCGTCCTTACAATCTTTTCTTTCTTTTAACTCTGTTGCATACGCTACCAATAGCGTTAACAACACTGCTAACGTAAAAAATCCCATAAGGATCACCTCCTATTCTATTATAGCATCAAAATATCACGCGCAAAAATTTAGAGCAATTGGCAATGACACGGGAGGCCTTAGTAAACCTCCCGCACTCACTGCCTACTTCAGAAAGGATAAAAAGAACTAGTAAGCAAATATCACTCAGGCTCATCTCCCTCGAACTCACTCTGTGGCACATCAACCACGTCAAGGACTACCTGCTGCGCTCCCTCTGGAGCTCCTTCAAACTGTATCTTAGCGTTTCCGTCGTCACCAATTAATATAGAGCCATTACTCTCGGCATTCTTCAACTCTGGTAAGCCCGCTATACTCGTCAACAAAGATGCGATAAGTGCGACCGTCGATACCGACAGTGCGTACCCCCAAGGAATCTCGTTGATAGCAAGGCCTACTGCCATGAAGCCAAGTAATGTCTGAGCGAATGTCTTTATCGCTCTTATTCCTGCTTTCTTTATCCATTCTTTCATACCTTCATTCCTCCTTTGGCGGTTTGTTTGGTAGTTGCTTAACTTTGTTAAACAACATTTCTGCAGTTCCATTTCCTCCAAGCTCTTTATAGGGTTCGTAGAGGTATTTCTCAATATCCTCAATGTCATCTGGTGATGCCCATCCCCTATCAAGAAGCTTGTAGCAACTCATTTTGATGCCTAAATATGCTATACCAACACACACGTGGGTTATAGCACTGTTGGCCTCCTCCTTTTTGCGCCTTCGAGCGGTTATGAATGCCCAAAAGCCAGTGCTGCCAAATATCCCGACCAGGATAGTAGCAGCACCTGTAATCCAGTAATTCATATCCATTTTTACCTCCTATTAGTGTTCGTTGTGGTTAACCCCCTATAATTGCGAAAACGGGGCGCACGCCATGAGCGTTGGACGCGTTGTCGCGGTTCGCACAGCCGTTGTTGTAGACAAACGCGAAACCAGTCGCCGAAACGACCGAACGGAGCCACCAGCCCGCACGTGTTGTGATGAGATCGGGTCTTTCCTGGAAGAGTTTCAGCTGACACTTGTCAATGCCTGTCTCATAGCCGGGATGCGACGCCCACGCACTGCAACCGTAGACCATCACCTCGTTCATGAGGTCGATGTCGGAATCCGACCACGCCCAATTTGACGCCTTTCCGTCTGTAACGGCGGTCGTGAACATCTCACGGTGTGTGAGGATATTCGATGCACCGAAATCTGCTATGATTTGCGCTCTTGCCGTTGCAAGTGCTGTATTACTGTTATTTCCCGTCTTAAAGTCAGAACCTGCATAGCCACCCGTTGTGATGTTGGTATCGTTCATCTTGCCAGTACCGATGTTGCCTGCAGGAATGACAAGCATATGATGCGTGGTGCATTCCGTGTCTCCTGTGTGGAGCCAGTAGTCCGGATGTGCCAGATAGTACACATGACCATTGATTGTCAGATAGCCACCGACAACCGCTTTTTCAAACTTGCCCGAGGAAATATCCGCTTTCAGTTCTGCGGTATATTCAGTTCCAAGATTGACAAGAGGTAACTGCCTGCCCATTTTATTGATTGCAAACTCCGTCAGTTCCCTATTAGTCATGGTATAGGGCTGATAGGTATCATCGGGGTCAGATGCAAGTCTTACCATCGGCTTAAATACAAGGTTATTAACAGTAATGCCATTTTTTACTCTTATATAAAAGCCTACTTTATTTGGTTTACCGCTAAACGGAGTATCAATGGGTAAACCATCTTCCCATCCTGTATCAGTATCATTTCTGAAATCCCCATAAGCTTCTATGCCATATGTCGATAACATATTAAGCGGAATGCCTATGGAATAGATGTATTTCTGTCCCGATTGAAGTAGACCAGCGGTATCATAAGTGTTCGGTGATACAACTGCAACCTCACTTGCGGCGGTGGCAGTTCCATTGGCAGCGAGCGTTCCATCAGAATTTTTTGTCCAAGTTATGCCGTTTTTTGTCTGATTGGTCACTATGTTTGGAAGCCAGTTCTTTGCCCCCAACACTCCCTGTGCGTTAAGCTGATTCTGTATAGCCTGCTCATTGTAAGGGCGATAGGTGCTATCCTCTATGTCGGCTTTACAGAGCATAATTTTTAATGATGTTACATCTGATAAGGCTATATTTGTCTTATTAAAGCCTAGTGTAATATACCTATCTGATATTCCTGTCCTTATAGTATAAGGAAATGAAGTTATGGCAGTCTGACTTGCAGGCGGGATATTTTCTGACACAGAAAAGAATACACTATCCAAACCATTTGTTCCATTCATTGATACAATATATTCTGAATTGGGTTCACAAGGAATAATATTTCTTGCCCTATTAGCGTTAGTATCTCCATTCCATGCTTTACCTACTTCTATTTTGCTATCATCGAATAGATTCACCCCATGTATCTCTTCCTCATACATTACTTCTACTGATTCATGATAGGGCTCATAGGTGGGGTCTGTGATGTCGGCACGGCGAATCATGGGTTTGAATACAAGGTTGTTTGCAGTATAATTTTCCTTTACTATTACCTGTAATCTGATAAAATCTCCTGTATAGGTAAATTCTATACCATCACCATAGTCCTTTAAAAATTTCTCAGTACCATCATTATATGTCAGCTGAACAAGGTAAGAGTTCGAACTTCCACCTGTCGGACAACCCGAAAGACGATATTTTTTCCCAAGTTCCAAAAACGAAAAATCCTCTGTTAAAGTTCTCCAAGACGTCGAAGTCGCCGTACCATTTGCTGTTATTGTATTATCAGAGTTGTATACATAGGTCACTCCATTATGTGTACGTGCATCGTCTTTATAAGGATACGGCAACAGGTTCTTCCCAGTCCATCCTACGGTGTCTTTCAACAGGTCTGCGCTTGTGTTAATCGAGTCTTGAACATTTTCAGGGGTTGCGAAATCACTTGCTTTCTTTCCACTATCGGTAAGGTTGCCGTTTGCGTCAAGTCCTGCGAAGTTGCCGTTGGTTGCGCTTGCCACCTTGTCAGCCTTATCTGCAAGAAATCCGTCAACATCATCCTTATCGTAGTAATTTGCAGGATCAAAGATGTCCGTAAGCGGAATAGAGATTGCCTGTTTTCCTGCATCTGTATTGAATGTGATTACAAGATTTCCACCCGTAATCGTTACCGTATCAACCATGCCATCTTTGACAAAAGCCGCCGCGTCTAAACTAAACAAAGTGGTGGTGCCGTTCTTAAACAGAATCAAGTGATTTGTGCTATCATAGGACGCACCATCTACAACCGTTGTAAGGTCAATAAGAGATTTTCCTGTCTCCTTATCCACCTTGCCGTTTAAAGCCGTGGTCACTCCATCGACGATGTCCTTGTCACCATTCGTATAATCGTTACTCGATAACCCCTTTCCTTCTTCTGCTGTGACCTTTTTAGCAAGCTCATCAAATATTCCGCCACTTTTAACGGGGTTCGAGCTACCCTCTGTTGGTGTTTCATCCCATGACAGTTCGCCCTGTAGACCAAGTTGTGCGGCTGTCTTGTTGCCAGACAACTCAATGTTATTGATTTTTGGTTTATTGCTAAGCGCGTTGTAGTTTGTGGTACCACCTCCACCGCCACCCTGCTCGATAGCTTCAGCGAGCTCCATGAGTAGCCCTTCGATCCTGTTCTCAGGAGCTTCGACTATCGGCTCGCCGTTGATCATATCCACGAGCATCTGTTCGACTTTCCCGAGTGGTTCCTGTGTTGTTTCTGCCATATCATTCTCCCTCCACTTCTATGAGTATATAGTTCGGTTTCGGCATCGTTATCTTTGTGACCACTTTTGCATCCAGCGTATCATCGAGGATGTCACCGCATCCGTAGAGTTTTGCTAATAATTTTTCACCACTTTTTACTTCGATCGTGGTTGTCAAACCCTCGAATACATCCATAAAATCTTTTACTGTCATACGTCCACCTCCGTCTCTTTGTTATACTTGTTCTTGCTGATCTTGAGCACTACGCCCATGAACGCATCGATCGCCATTATTGTCGCCGGAATCTCTTTAGCGTATGGTAATCCCCATATCTCAGCCAGTGCCGTATAAAGTACCGCCAATGCTGGGAGCACGATCTGTGCCACATACACCAGTACATCATAGGTCTTATCATTTTTGAACAGCATATCATTTACCTCCTTAGTTATTTTGTCTTATCTGGACAAGCCTCTTCACGACTTGCTCTACATTCTTATAAACAGTCTCCTTAAACTTATCAGACTGTATTCTCTTATCTACAGACTCTTTGCAAACTACATTCCAGATCAGCTCTTGCTTTATCGAAATATAGTCATCACTGTCTTCGATGTGATTGAACATGATCCAGTTTACTATTTCATCAAGTGCCTTTTCCGATATGAGCTTACCGAGTTCTTCTTTGTAGCCTTCAAAACGTGGGATTCGCTTTTCAAACGCTTCGCAAGTATTCCTTGCATATTCGTACTGCTTTTTCATCACCATTCGCTCTCGATCAGCTTCTCCCTTGCCGAAGATAATCTTGTCAGATTTAATCTTCACAAGGCCGAGATATCCGGCTACTATCAAGAGCACGAAAGCGAGTATCACCCATATGCCTTGTCCGGAGTTAAACATATCAACTATTGCCTGCCACATTACGCCCTCCCAACTTGCTGATAAGTATCTCTAGTTCTTTTTCTTCTGCATCCATTACACGGTACTGTGCAAGCTCCTCCGCCATACACGCTGGATGATCGGAGAATTGCCAGTTAGTTGGATTCTGTTGTTTACGCTTTACACCGTTTATGAATTCCATCACTCATTCCTCCCGAGGATCTCATCGATTTCGTCTTTGAATTGAGGATATTTTTCGATAACTTCGTCATAATCAAGTTTCCCCATCTTGATTCGTCTTGCCAGATACGCCGCCATATCACTCACCTCCCATCAGCAGATAATCGACTGCTTCCTGTGTTTCTTCGAGTGACTGACTGATCATCTCGATGTACTCATCTTTGTCATACTGGAGCTCATCGTACTGATACTCATCTATCTCAGCCCCGGTGATATGTTCAATGTTTGTATGAACATATACTGTATCTTTTCCAACAACGAGCGGCTTAGCCTGAGCTTCAGAGCCCCTCACACCTTCAACCTTGATCATGCGTAGCACCTTCCCTTCTTACGAATTAGTTTTCTGTAATATTTCCTCACATTCGGGTTTATCACCTCATAATAGTACGTTATCAGTGAATGTATCACTGGCGTGACGTATTTTTCATATAACCTGAACGAGTCGCACCATGCAAGCCAACCGATATATGAATTGGCGCTGCAAAACTCGTGATAATTTATCATCTGTCTGTGGTCTTGCTTCCACCTGATGTGATCGAACATCTTTTTCATACGTTTGCAGGTTTTCTTTCGTAGTAGGATATAACGTGGAAAGAACCTATACCCCACAAAATCAACGCCTCTCACTTTGACGGGAAACACCTGCCAATTTGATTTCAATTCGAGTCTCAATCTCTCCTGAAGATACGCTTTGATCTCGACATTTAACCGATGCAAAAAGTCTTTATCATCAGAATAAATCGTTATATCATCCATATACCTGACTACTTTCGTGACGTGTTTTTCTTCTTTTAGCCAATGGTCGAAGTATGCCAGATAATAATTCGCGAGATACTGACTTAAATATGAACCGATTGGAACACCCTTTTCACCCGGATATGAGTCCACGATCTTGTCAAGTAGTTCCATTACGTCAAGATCTTTTATCTTCTTTCGAAGTAAAGTTTTCAATATCCTGTGATTTATTGATGGGTAAAACTTCCTCACATCTAATTTCAGACAGTACGCTGAATCTTTGACGTGTTTTTTCGTGAGCCGCATCGCTTTCTTGATACCTCTCCCGGGAATGGAAGCACAAACGTGATCACACATCACTTCCATGAATATCTTCTCGATCTGGAGCATTATCGCCCACTGAATTATTCTGTCCGGGAAGTATGGGAGCTTCATCAGTTCTCGCTCTTTCCCCTTGTCATTTATGATCGACACCTCATATTTGCTCACTTCGTATGTTTTATTGATGAGCATCTCCTGTATCTGCTTGAGATAATAATCAGGGTTTGCATCGACCATTTTCACTTCCTTATAGAAGTGTTTATCTTCACGAGCTCTCATGTGAGCTTCGCGGAGATTGTCCATTGTTACAATTCTTTCAAAAATAAACCCATACCTTTTCATGATGTTTTCTTTCTGCCGAGCTTTCGAGTTTTCACCTACTAACACAGCTTTTAGTATTTTTATGTTTTGGCAAGAGCCAAGGATGAAGATACACGATAAACCTTGTATGATGAACGTCCGTGACCGAACGAAACATCCGAAAACATTAAGTGAGTGCTGATATTCGCATTCGAATTCGAGGTGGCTGTATAATTCACATTAAGATAGAACGTGCCTGCATTCAGATCATTATTCCAATTACTGCTGAAGGTACTGACATACCCTGCATTCAGATTACCATTATCTGTGAAAAACCTGACTGGAATTGGAAGATAACTTTTTATCTGTCTGCGTTCACTACACCCTCCTGCGAGTATATCTGCGCGATATCTTCATCCTAAAATTTATGTGATCGGAGAAAATCTCCGGAATCACTGTTTACAGGTACATCAAGCGAGCGCCGATAGCCGCATGCGAAGCCGAGGCGGCCGTATAACTCACATGAAGACAGAACGCGCCCGCACTCAGATCATGATTCCAATAACCGCCGAAGGCACCGACACACCCCGCATGCAGAAGACCATAATCCGCGAAAAACGTCGTCCCGCTGCCGCTTGATTCTTTAATAAGAAACGCCATATCGTTGTCTCCGTACACCTTGGATATCCAGCCACTGACGTTTGACGCCCCGCCTGATCCAACATTATCATAACCAGAGCCGGTGTCGTTGAAATTCTGCGTGGCCGTAAGGACGTTTCTGGAAGAGTCACAAACAAGCCCGTCAATCCAGTCACGAATGGATCCCCAGAAATCTTCCAACCCAAACGCCTTGCACTGACTTGTCTTGTTGGCCGTTGTTCCGTAGAACATACCGCTTGTGTTTGTGCCACCCGTCTGATGTGGTGCCGTATTGTTTGAATCTACATACCCATAACCAATTGCAGTCTGCACATCCAATGACTTACAGTACAATGTGATAGCGCACTGGAGATAAACAAGTGGGTAATATGACAGCATATCATACCCGGAACCGTTTGCTTGAGCGATAGTTCTGAACGCTCCATACAACTTATTACCTGTCGGAGCTTTTCCTGACAGTGAGCGAAGCTTACTTGATGCTTCGTAGCCTTCATATGCTCCGACATACAGATTTTCTTTAAGTGTAGATCCGCGCATAAATGCTTTATAGCTGAACCCTGTCTTGTCCATTTCATCAGTGATAGACACTGTTATTCTGTTATTCGCATCCGTGCTGATCTTGTAACCTCTACACGGAAAACAGATCATAACATCGCCGGCTGATCCGGAAGAAATATCCGCGCTCGTACCATCTTCAAACTTGGAAAAATCACTCGTTTTGAGCCTTCCAACAACTTCACCATTTTTCATGAGAACAGGGTACGCACCGATGAATTCAACAATCTCATCAGCTTTCGCAGATAAACCAGTTGCATCGTCTGTGTATGTGCAACACGTCTCAGGGTTTGAATTAGTCTGATCTATGACTACACTCATGACCTGAGTGGCTTTTGGTGTCACTGATAACGATGTACCATTTGTGACTTCTTCCCCTGTTGTACGTGGAAAAAATCGATAATAGTACGTTGTATCGTATGTGAGCCCAGTGTCCTGAATACCCGTTGATGCGTACTGGTCACGTACTGTATTATCAACGATGAGCGTCCCATCTGTCTCAGATGATGGAGCTGATCCGACTTTTCTCACGAGTTTCGTACCACCCCACTCAGCCAGAGTCACACCTTCAACAACTACATCTTCAGGATCTGACCATGTGATCGTTACATCCTGACCGCTTTTTGCGAGCGCCGCCCCGGAAACATCTCCAATTTTCACAGAGCCGCCACCTGCCACATTCTTCCACTGTGTTCCGTCAAAATACTGAATCTTTTTGTTGTTCACGCGAATATTATGAACACCATTGACATCCGTAACTGATTTTGCCTCGTGGTCTGAGAGCCCACTTCCGGCAGAAGATGCCGTGTTAGATATTGATTTGAGCTCAGTGTCCAGCTCTGTCCAGTTCTCATTCTGCTGCGCGATGTCATAAAAGTCATCATCAGTAGGCAGATTGAAATTATAATTCGTAGTGTGGTTCATAGATCCATATCCTCCTTAATCTGTCCGTGTGTATACGCTTCAAGTTCTCCGTGCTTGTAATTCTTAATCTTGCCGTGAGTATTGTAGAGCTGGCCGACCTCATATACCATCTCAGCCGGTAAAAGCTGCTCAAACATCTTCTCGACTTCAGATAATACTGTGGGAGATGTTATCTGCGTTCTCACTGAAACATAATAATTCTCGTAATCTTCTACGAGCTGATACATTCCTGCACCACAGATGGCATCCAGCTTTTGTCTGAGTGTTATCTTTGTGTATGGAATGTAACTGTTCCATCGAATTTTTACTCTTGCGCGTCTGACTTCGAGATCCTCATCTTCTTCCGGGAGAATACCAAGCAAGTTCTCAAACTTACCAATTCCCCACTCATCAGCGGTCTCAATATAGGCGTTATTCATCGCCCACGCGATCTTATCATATATCTCATCAATTTCAGGCTGTACGCCCTTATAAATCTCACGTATCTCCTGAAAAGATTTCATGAACAGTGGGAGATAATCGTACAATCTCACACTCTCAGGGATGGTCACTACCTCAGCAGGGATATCAGCATTTTTCTCAGCCACTTACCTCACCTCGTTTCGGGATCTGATTCTCTGTTAAAACAACATTTTCTTCTTCACCATTGAGCTCCAAACTACCAATGTCAACGATACCCTCGATGGCTATGAGTGCAGCTGTGAGCTGTGAGCGATATACTGTAAGATACTGGCTTCCAGCCCAGTCTCTTTTCAGGTCTCCGAAAAATCCGTCGATCGCCGCTTCAATCGTCGCTTTTAGTGTTGGGAATGAATATCCTGTATCATACTCAGCATCTATGAGCTCAACGTCGATAGTCTCCTCAACAACACCTGAAACAGTAACCACGTGACCACATGGAGCCTTACCAACACCCTCTCCTGTCTGAAGTGGTGGATCTACTTCGACCTGAACGAGATCTAAAAGCACCTGAGACGGAACGGAGTAATTTGCATCGATTATTATGAGCTCGACTGTACCACCCACTGTCAGATACTTATCAAGCGCTGCTGTGTATACAGCTGTGAGCCACGTTTTGACCGCTGCCGGGAGTGAGTCGATATTATTCTCATACCAAGTCTGAACGTCTGAATTTGGTATGAAATTCGCAGGATTATAACCACCTCTCCAACGCCTTTTTACTTTTACACCACCAACACCGTCAATCGCTCCGACTTTTTCAACGTAGTCGGTCACGTTACCGCCATACGCTTCGGAGTTTAGTGAGCCAACATAACGCTCTCTGAACGCTTCCTCATCCTCATCATCCTCACCGGGAATAAGTATCTCAGTGATGGAAGCATCTTCAAGGTCATTCATATCGTTGGTGGTCTCTATTGGGATCAGGCTTCCAAGCTGCTGATTAGGAGCTGAACCGTACTGATCACAAGTCATCTGGTATTCACCGGCTGTGTCTGTCAGACTTGTAACTGTATAATTGAAATCTCCGAGATTGAACTTGTCCCCGAGTGATATGGGAGCTGTCGAAGGAGTAGCGACCATTTTGACAACAGCCTGTGTCTCCTCGTGTGGGAGTAGGCCACGCTCGAACGCTCTCTTTATCAGGAAATAATAAGATGCTGTATCAGCAAACATCTCATCCATAAAGACACCCAGCCAAGAGAACACATCCTCTATCGTGAGCGCTGTCGGTGCAAGCGTATCATGGATGATAGCACCCTCACGCTTATCGTAATCATCACTCACACGTGCTTTCATCTCTGTGAGTATCTGTTCATACGTTTTTTCTTCAAACATCAGATTTCAACCTCCGTTTCTGCCGGTATCTCCACATCAGCTGTGACTATCGTGAATTGAATATGGAGCGCGTGCCTGTCCGCACATCGCTCCACCTTAAAATCTTTCACAGCATCGATGCGATCATCCGCTGTGAGTGCTTCCTCTATCCTATGCGGCACCATAGCCATGCAATAGATCATCTCGCGACCTCTCAGATCTTCCAAGTCGATGCCGTAGTCATCAGAGTAAATATCATACTCACCACGCTCTGTCTGGAGTATCTTCATTGCGGCCTGAAGCACCGCATCTTCTTCATCCACTTTTCCGACAAATGAATTCTTGACTTCATCGAGCATCTCAGGTTCTTCGATCTTCATCGCATAAGTGAGCGATGGCTCCTGAGTGATCACGAAGTCAGGATCATATTCTTCTGTCATTTCCTCATCATAATTTTCCTGATCTGGTATCATTCGTCGCTCACCACCTTATCTATTATCAAGAACTTCTGTCCTCTTGCACGTCTTAACATCGCAACTTTGTCACCGACTTTGAGCGCGTTATGTATTGTGATTTTCTTCTTTGTCAGCTTGATATCGTGTTCATGCCCTCCGGCTTCCCCGGTGCTCCCCGGAGATAGTGGATGAGTGTGATCTTCCACGCTCTCGGTCTTGGCTTGTATCGTTATCTCGATTTTTCGTTCTGTGACGTTTTCGCACACATCAATAAAGTCCGCATCGATTGTCAACTGATCAGAGATCTTGACTTCGAGCGGACTCGTTTTCATCACTGTCCCGACGATATAATCGGATAATTTGGATGCGTCTATCGTCTGCGATGCTATTCGCTGTATAACCTGCGTCAAACTACTATCTGACATATTTAACCTCACTCAAACCCGGCACCACTCACATCCAGATCCATTATGTGCTGATTGTTGGATATGCGATGCGTTACTTTTTCAACGATCATATAATTTGCGACTTTTAAGCCGTTTAGATTGAGATTTACAGGAACCATCGAACCAGCTCTAACTTTTGGATTTCCAATCACGCCCTCGATTGAGAGTGTCTTATTTACCCGATTGTAGAACTGTAATAAGCATTTACTTTTCAGCTTTCCAATGTCAGGCACGTCAATCTTTTCAACGAACTGGAGAACACCCCATTTATTGATGTTTTTGGCGTGCTTACTCATGTAAATCTCATATTTTCCCTTGTCTTTGTTCTCATAAATGAGTTTTATCTGGTTATACACCTCATTATCAATCGATGTTGTGTATGTGAAGTCCCTGCCGGTCTCAGCATCAATCAGGCAAGCGTTCACCTTCATGCTGCTTATCTTTGTGAGTGTTAATTTTCCGACTTTATCATATAGCACGAACATCGTGCCCTTTTGCATCGTGGTGTTATCCAGCGCGTCCTGAATGATATCGAACAATGTAGCGTTATCTTCGACCATACTCATCGTGTAACCGGTGTTCGCGAGTGTCCCACATTTGAGCCCATAGTCGTTCGCTATCTTCTTGATTATCTGATCAGCACGCTTTTTCTTGATGACACGTGTATCTTTATTCTTCAGATATCTGAGCTGGTCATATACTGTATACTCAACCCATCCATCTTTCGATACTTTTCGAGTGAATACAAACCCGAAAAACAGCTTAGTTCCATCAACTGTGAGCGTAACCGCGTTACCCTCTACGATAGGGAACTTTGAATCATACATCGCTTCGAACGTCAGTCGCCCCGGTGTTCCTTTACGCTCCCATGTGAGTGTCAGCTCATCTTTTACTGGAACCTCGAACACCTTTTTTCCGTTTTGCACCTGAAGTAATATTTTCGCATTTGGGAGCTTGTTTGTATAAACGTCATCACCCTTATAGGTGTCAACCGTTCCTTTTTTCGTTCTGTTGAGCACCTTTTTGAGTGCTGCGAGCTCCTCTTTGGGATCACGCTTCTGATTGGTGTTTCCTGATGGTGAAGGTGTAGGAGTGGGAGACGGTGACGAACCACCAGATGATGTCTTATACTTTGGAACTCCATAACCTGTGATCGTTCCATAATTGAGTGGATAATCACGTCTGCACACTTTATCGCCTGAATTACCCTCGATTGTATGAACGCGATTTCCGACTACTTTTTCAACGATACCAACGTGTGAAGCGTAGTTCCTGAAATAGATGATATCTCCACGCTTGGGAGTATAATCACCCTTGTATTTGAACTGTCCTTTATTTGCAAACCACTGCAAACCAGTGCTCACTGATGCGGTTTTGGGAACTTTTCCCGACTGTCCAGCTTTCCATGCACACCATGAAACGAACATATGGCACCATGCGGCGTGATTCATTCCATACCATTTACCATACTTGGTATCGTTATTTTTTCCCTCTTTGTAGCCAAGCTCTCCCGCTGCCACATCGATAATATCACGCGCCATGTGCCCATCTCCTTACTTTAGTGCGCCACCACCGCCAGAATCATTATCCTCTATACCAGCACCAATCTTTGAATTCCAGTCTTTCAAATTGATTGAGATGACTGTACCGGGATAAATATATTTTCCTTTTGATGATGACTTACGCCCATGCTTTTTCGCAGCGGCTTCCAATACCTTTTTATTTCTCTTATAGATCCTCTTTGATCTCGAGGAATCATTCAGATACTTCTTTGCGATTTTCTTGAGCGTATCACCTTTTTTGATTTTGTATTTTCTGATGTTTTTATTTTTCTTTGGACGTTTGGTGCTCGATGTTGTGACTGTTTTCCCGGTCACCTTGAGTTTTTTAGCACCCCACTCTTTGTACTGTTTGAAATTGAGTGTAACGACCACATCATCACCGATCTCATCAGCGTCCTCGTTGATCTCATAGTCTTCCAGAGTGACACGCATCTTCGTGTCCCAATCTACTGCATCACCCCTCGCAGTAGTTCTGATGAGAAGAAAATCAACATCTTCACGCTCTGTTTTGAGCTTTTCAAACAGATCCAAATACTTCTTTGGTGTAGCTTCTCCACGCTCACCCTCTCCAGCTTCTGCAATAAAGTTATAGTCATGAGATGGAAGAAGGAGCTCATCGATTGTTATATCAGTGAGCCCCGGTGCTTTTTTGATGTTGACCTCACCCTCGTTAATGAGTGTGACTGTCTCATTCTTTCCATTTATCGTTGTTCTCATTTTTCCCGGAGTGACAGGCATCAGCACTCCATCAATATACAAGAGATAACTCATAACCGCCCTCCTTAAACGTGAACCGCTTCAGCAGAAGATGCAAGCTCCTGCTCGAGCTTACCCTTCAGCTTCGATACAACACCATCGATGTCCATATCCTTGCTGATATTGTTGTTATTAGTCATATCAACCTTAATGGATGCTGACGTGTAACGATTGACAGCCTTTTGTGTAGCGTACTCCTTGATGTACTTTAACACCTCACCATTGGCCGCCAACTGTTTTGATATCTTGCCGGTGTTCTTAGCTGTTGTTTTTGTATTTGTACTGATGTTCTTCAGGTCAGTGTTCTTGACTTTCGGCTTATTGATTGTTTTATCCTTACGAGCGATGATCTCAGCTCGTGATTTTTTGTAATCTTCTTCAGCCTTAGTTATCGCACTCTTTGCCTTCATGACATCATCGTAACGCTTCTCGATTTTGTCATTCGCTTTTATGGTATCATCATTGATACTATCAGCGACATCCGTGCCATAATTAAACAGCCCCTTTGTCCAATTCCAGTTTATATCGATTGTCTGGCCACTTATCTGGCCTACTACACTGTTATAGAGTCCAGCTATTACATTAAACGCTGTCTCAAACACCCCAACGATACCACTAGCGATTATAACTACAGTAGAATAGACCAACTTAAACGCGATAGTGAAGCCTAAGCACATCGTATCCCATGCGTTAGCGATATTTGCTGTTATCGTCTCCCAGTAATATGAGAACTTGGTGATCGTGACGCGGAGTCTTGCAAAGATGATCTCGATGTCTTTAGCCCAGTCTCCACCTGTTTCCTCATGAAGTGTCTGGAACCAATCGAACAGATTTTCTATTGCACCGGCAACGCCTATGATCGCACCTATCGTGGCAGCTCCAAACACCGCCCCGAGTCCTGTACCAAGAGCCCCGATCACTGTGGTTATTGTCGTGATTATTCCAATTAGGCCAGACACGACCGATGAAACAACGCTCCAAGCGATACCAACTTCAAGAATAACTTTCGCCCATTTTAAGAGCTCATCCTTGTTCTCAGCTATCCACTTGATGATCTGCCCCATCACTTTTCCGATGCCTTTTAATACCTGCTCGATGGTCTTACCAATGCCGGATATTATTTCCTGAATCTTTGGAAGTCCCGAGCTTTCAAGCACCTGATTTATGTTGTCCACCATGGATGTAATCCCACGTGTTACAGCTGATTTCATGTTTGCGATTGCCGTAGCGAAGCCGCCTGTTGCATTTCTTGCCTGTTCTTCAAGCGTCTTAAAACCTGCGACCGACTCATTATTCATCTTGACCATGGTCTCCATAAAGTCATTCATCGATGTCTTTCCGCTCCTGAGTGACTCACCCAGAGCATTTGCATCAACAAACCCCATGGCTTTTGCAACCTGACGGAGCTGAGCGGGCATCGCGGTCATCGCAGATCTCCACTCCATCATGTCAGGCTTTCCTTTAGCGTAGGCCTGAGATAACTGCTCCATCGCACTCTGCTGGATGCTCATATCAGCGCCACCGGCAAGGATTGCATTATTCATAGCAAGGAACATCTCTGTTGATGCTCCCACGTTACCATTTGCAGATGTGAGTCTCTGTACCGCTGCCGCACCATCCTGAAGTGTCGTTGGAAGCCCCTGAAGTTTTTCATTCAGTCGCTCCATAGCCGCCTGACTTTCCTCAGTCTTGATATTAAGATTACTCATGACCTGTGGGAAATTGTTCAAAGTGTCCATACGCTTGATAGCGTTAGATGTCTGATTTGCGACCAACCCAAACGCTTTTTGTGCGATTGCAACACCGGTTAAGGTCTTAAACAGTGAGCTCGATTTCTGATTGAGCGTACCCATAGCGGATGCAACTCTGTTCATGGCGCTTCCCGCTGTTCCGCTCATCGCGTCGGATGCTTTACCCGCTGCCTTAAAACCGCTTGTGCATCGGTCAAGTCCTCTATTTATGACATTTAAGGGTGCGGACACTCTATCCGTGAGCGAAATCATAGATCTTATCGAACCCATGTGTATTACCTCCTACTTTCGCGCTCGATCTCCTTTTGTTGTTCTATCTCAATATGTACTTGGTGATCGATCGCGGCAACAACAAACATTTTCTCTCTGAGTGGGAGATTAACGAACTTGGATGGCTCCCAATGGAACTTGTGCAAACAATAGTATGCGTAAACGGCCTCCCAGTCCTCTCCCTCTATCAGTTTTTTGCTTTCTGTTCTACGTCAACAATGTCATCAAAGCCACTGTACTCCTGAATGAAGCCAGCGAACTCATTGAACTCATCAGGATCATCGATCATCTCAACGATGAGATCCTCTGCTGACTTAACGCCGTATGAGTCCTGAAGTTTCTTATCATCCAAATCAGGGAAGATAATGCACGCGGTCATCATACGAACGAGATATTTCTGTGAATCAAATTTGAGCTGCCGCTCTCCGTTCTTACCGGGGATGAGCTTCTGAACCATACACTCATCACGCAGCTCCTGATCGTCTCTTGTAGATAATGGCTTGATCTCCCACATAAGCGGTTTTCCGTCTGCATCACATAATGACTTGGTAGCCGGGAAGAAACCATTCTCCTTTTTCTTTTTGTTTTCCTTCAAAAATAATGATAAATCGCTCATCTTAAATCTCTCCTTTTTCCGTTAATAAAAATGTGGCGGGAGTATTCCATCCCGCCACTAATGAACTTACTCAGCGAATCCCGGAAGCTCATCAAACTCCTCCGGCATCAGGAAGTCCTCGAATGTACCATTTACATCCTC